TGGAGTTCGCGGGAGTTGTCACTGGACAGCTTGCCCAGCGGATTCCTAACAGGCACGACATCGTGCCCTCTCTTCTTCACAACATGGTGTTCCCCGTCACAAAGGGACCATCTGTTCTGAGTCCGTCCGATCCTAGAATCGATTACTCGAAAACACCAGAAGGTTACATCTCTCCCCTTGATCAGGGAGCAAAGAAGTACTCTGTTCATCCCAAGCCTTTTCCGGCCGACGATGTCCGTATGGCAACAACTCTGATCTACAGAAAGTTGTCTGCGTACAAGCCGTCAGGCATGGAGCTCCGTCCGCTTACGGAGCACGAGACGATCAACGGTAATGAGTTCGCTCAGTATACCGGGATGGACATGTCGACCTCCCCAGGAATGCCCTATAAGAACATTAGGCCCTCAGGATCAAAAGGTAAACACGTCTTCTTTCAATTCGACGAAGAAACCAACTCGTACAAGCTAGACTTCGAAACGAATGTCTATGGAATCAACCCTGCCCAGAAGCTCCTCAGCGACATCGCTGAGTGGGAGACTGCCGCCATGGAAAACCGTGACGTGCCTCTTCACATGAACTACGAAAACCTCAAACAAGAGACCATCGGAATTAAGAAAATCCAGACAGGAAAGACCCGCTTGTTCAGTTGTGCGCCGTTGTCCATCAACATGCTTTTCCGAAAGTATTTTGGCGCCTTCATCGCAATGATGAACCAGAACTGCACTGAACTGCCGTCGTCCGTCGGAATCAACCCTTTGGGGCCCGGCTGGACCTTCCTCGCGAAACGACTCCTTACCCAAGGTGATGAGATGATAGCTGGAGACTACCAAGAGTGGGACGGAAAGTTGATGGGAGCCATTATGTACGCATTCGTGCGTGACGTGGTGAACCCCCTCTACGCGAAAGCTGCTCGGGCCCGAAAGGAACCCGAGGAGAAGATTGAGAGAGAGAACAGAGTCCGTCTTCGACTAATCGACTACGCAATCCACACCTATACGATCATGGGTAACTCGCTTGTCCTGAAACATCAGGGGAACCCCTCGGGGATACCCATTACGAGCGACTTGAACTCAGGAGCGAACTGGATCTATATCCTTTGCGCTTTCATCGATATCCTTCGGAAACACAAGAAAGAACATCCCAAATGTGAAAACTGCACTGAAGTGCAGGCGAACTTGGCAATGAAATTCCTCGAAATGGCCTTCTATGGAGACGATCACATCGTGAGTGTGGGACGAGAAGCAAGGTGCTTCTTCAACTTCAACACTGTCCGAGACTTTTTCCTCAGCCACGGTATCGGATACACTGACGCCCTCAAAAGGGGTGGCGTGTGTCCCGATTTTCAAAAGCTGTCTGAGCTCACTTACCTCAAGAGAGGTTTTGTGGAGGAAGAAGGTCGTTATCTGGCTCCCTTAGAACTGGAGTCAATTCAAGATCAGGTCAACTGGATCAAGAAAGGACACGACGAACTTGAGGCAACACTGCAGAACGTTGAGAGTGCGATGGGAGAGTTCTTCATGCATGGAGAGACCCAGTATAATGAAGCAGAGGAAGCGATCAGAACATCGCTGGAAGAGATCCAAGATTTGCACTTGGAATTTTCTGTCAGCACGTTTGAGTTGCCCACATTCTCCTTCGAGCAAGAGAAACAGAAGTGGTTGAACCAATTTTATTAATTAGTAGAAAGACGTTTTATCAACTATGCGACGGTAAACAATCCGTGCCATAGCCCCTCCTGTTAACCGTGACTCCATTTGGCTGGACTCTCGGTAGTGCGTGTTGTTGTTTGGCTTGACAATACGGACCTCAATATATGCGGTTGTAC